GAGCTTGGATCTATTCTGCGATCCACGCTGGCATTATGAATATACTGAAATTTAAGATTTCTTCGACCAATGTTAGCTCTGTATGATCTATCAAGATCAAATGTATTGGTGCTTCGGTTCACTGCTTTAACAACATCTTCGTCGATGGTATAAAAATAGATCAATTGTCCGTCAGGATAAGTTGTTGCATCAGTGAAATCAACCACAGATTCTTTTTCTCGAATTAATATTAGATTATCCGAGTTATCCACTAACTGATAATCAGTTGTGCCGTATTGATCTACAGTTTCCTTAAAAAACAAATAATTTAACGCGGTGTCTGCGCCAACTATCTGTTCAAATGAATCTGGATTATCTATAACTCCGTCGTCGTCGCTGTCTTGAAAACTTAATTTTATTTCCGTGGTACTTTCATATCCATCATCAAATTTAATAGTGTCGCTAATTTCAAAGGGCACGTCTTGCCGTAATTCTGTGATAAACCCGCTGTCGGTATTGATCCCAAGTACCTTGACCTGATCTTTTACCACAGCACCCAATTGGTCATTATAACGTTTTTCGTTGGTATCAAAATAAAAACGATTCTGCATAACACTGCCAAACACATAACTGAGTCGTCTTATTCTAACTACATATCTATCGGCTTCTTTAACAAAGGCTACTAACCATGAACTATCTGCATTTGTGTTAGTTACGTCTCCCGATTTTCCTAGACTAAAATCGCTGATTAAGTTAATATTAGTAGCGGTAACAATCTTCCAGGTCGACGAAACCGATTCATATCTCAATCCAAAATTTAAATTCTGAGAGCATTGATTAACTATTTCTGTTTCTAACGCAGCATCTAAATCATTAATAAATCTAGGCACAATGCGATTTGCCACTGCACCTGTAGGCACAGCATCACTAAATGTTACCGCCCCTAGTCCGTTGGTCAGCACACCTCTACCAGCATTAGTACCGTCGCCTGCCACAGACACTACTTTAGTCCAAAGCCTATCGCGTTGCTCTGGATCTTGAGCGTTAATAGCTACTAATTTACCTTTTTTAAATGCTAGTCCGGCGGGTGCTGTAAATTTAATTAATGCTCCGCTGAGCAGATATTTCAAGCTAGAAGTAGAATACGTACCTACTTTTAACAGTGAGTTATCCACCACATTCTTGAAATAGCCGGTAGGGGTTGTAGAAGTGACGCTTTGCCATACCGTGTTATTATCTGTGAAAAGAATACGATCAAATTTTGTAAAATAAAAATTATAAACATCTGCGTCTGTAAATTTTGGTTCTACACTTTGCCGAAGAAAATTAATTACATCGACTCTATTGTTAAATCTAAATCCAAGAGTTTCTTCACTTTCTTGTTTATAGATATATCCATCATTACAAAATACATTGATACTAGAATATTTCCCAGATGCATCAATGATATCAAAATTTCTACTAATCCCGCTAGATGTTCTGTTAATAGATTTTATCTTGACTATATTTTGACTGCTACTTAATGGTGCAAGATTATAATCTTCGGCAGTGATCATACGATTCTGCGTATAATAAACTGCAGGAGCATTGGTTCTCACCGAATCTATGCTTTCAGTTGCAGCCGAGTTTGCTACTGTAGACTGAAGAGCCAGTCCTACTGTTAAGGTATGCTCTACTCCTGATTTGTTAAAATAACTAATACTAATATTGATTCCTCTAAGTTCGTTGGGACTAATGGTGTAGGATAATCCGTTACTAGTTCTATAAAACACTCTGAAAGAACCTTGTGGTAGATTACCATATACTCCGTCAGCAAAAACTAGATCAACTGTGTCATTTTCTTTGGTGTTAACTGCATATATGTTTCTGATGTTTTGTTCTACGCTGTTATAGGCAATATTATTACCTACCAGCGTACTAACTTTAGTCCACTCTTCTAATTGTGCTCCTGCACTGTTTAATGAAAATAACCATACATCGTCGTTGTTGATGTCGGCCGTATCAATAGCAATTTTTTCGTTAGGAGTTGGCACCCCTATACCAAAATCAGCTAGGGCTAGTGTGCCTTGTTTGAACATTAAGAAAAATCCTGTGTTAGGACTGGCAGGTCCTGTGCCGTCATTTCTATACACAAATCCTAATTGATTGCCAGGTACCGGAGGTTCTTCATAGATATTTTCACTGTTCTTAAATGCGGTGGAAACTAATTCAAACAGCATGCCTCTAGCAGCCACAGTCTTGCTGAAAGAATAGATTGGCACATCTGTGCTAGTAGTTCTAAATCTATATTGTTCTGTAGGTATACCTTGTATGGTCGCTGAACCTTGGCTACGACCAAATTCTGTGTTGTCGGCCATTGCTGAATTTAAAACTAAAATAAATTGCTCAAGCCAATTGGTGTTTGTTGGATCATTCCAGCTGACTATCTGTTGTGCAAGATTACGTCCGTTACTGTCTACAATATCTTCTGTAGTAGTCACTGAAGTAAATTTTAACAGTCCTTTAGCAGCGACGTTTCTCTTGGCGTTATAACTCAGCATGCGAGCAATTCGCAACACGCTTTCTTTGGTCTCAGCTAGCTCAATAAAATTTTCTCTGCTGGCTAGATCAATACGAAATGCTAGACTCTGGCCTAAAAATGCTACAGCATCAATTAGTGCTAGATATTCGGATGACTCAATATAGTCGTTGAAATCTTCTGGATAATTTTCTCGAAGATACGTGATTATAACCCTACGCAGATTTTCAAAGTCATAGCTTTTGAAATCAGCGTTTCTAAATGTCTGATAGATTCTAGTCCAGTCTTGGTTTAGAATTAGATTATTTTGTCTACTTGTAGTGGTCATTTAAAGTCCCTATGCCAATATTTATATTATAAAATAAAGTGGTCATATTATGATATTATTAGTTTTATCGAAATCAAAAGACATGCGTTCATTGACATTGAAAGGAATGTACACTATGTCAGCCTGTATGCGAATTCCTTGGTCCGTGCTGTCTATAGTCACAGTGTTCACTGAGATTCTTGGATCGTAATTTATTATGGCTTCAACGTCTTTGGCGATAATCTGCTTGACATCTTCGGTAAAATTTTCAAACAACATATCCCAAATCACTGTACCAAAATCTGGATTTTCTAATTTCTCTCCTTTGCGGATATAGAAATGATTAATCAAATCCTGCTTGACTAGATCAATATCATAGAGTTTGTAATTTTTTGAACTCTGTTGACTACTAAATCCTTTGTACAAAAAAACTCCTAGATTTTTTTCTGTTGTAACAGCGGTATTATTAGCTACTGTTTTTTGATTATAAAGTTTATTTGCCATATTATGCGTCCCTATCTGTGTTATCAGGAGTTAGTTGCGCAGGGGCCAGGTGTTCATGCAAAGGCCAAGGTTCGTGCATAGGAATCCTTTTCATAAAACTCTTAACTATTCCTGATTGATATCTCTTGTCCCAGCCTGCAGTGGTGCTGGTTGCTACGTTATCTCTGAGATCATAAGGTCTTACAAAGTCTGCTGGCACAGCAGTCTCGGCATTGTTGGGTCCGTTGAGATTAATTTTTGTACCGTTCATCTTTAACTCTGATGCAGAACCTACACTAATATCACCAGTAGCTGACACCTTAAGTTCTGTGTTGGTAGCAATATCCATGTCATTGTTGGCTGATATCTTTAGTTTGGCTCCTACTAGGATATCACAGTTGGCTCCCACGGTGAGCTTGGCATCGTTATTGATCAAAAACTCCATATCGGTGGCAATTTCTGCATGCCATTTGCCTGATTCTGTTCTAAAATTCATGTTGCGGCCAGCTTCAAAATTGATGTCTCTGTCGGCACGTATGTTGAGATCAGTGCCAGTATGTATGCTAACACTGTCTTGTGCATAGATATCTATTTTACCATTGCTGGTCATTTCGATCCAAGCAGTGCCTCTAGCATTACCTATGTAGATTAGATCTTCTGAATTGTGCAAAAGTATCTGGTGACCAGTTCTAGTTCTCACTCTAAAATATTCATTGTAAGGAACTGTAGCTTCTCCCTGTGAAATTCTACGCTGAACTTCTGGATCTAAAAGGTCAACATATTTCACTGGACCTTCTGCGGCTGTTTTTTCTCTGTGATAACGATCATCGCCGTCGTCCATGACTAGCTGTGTGCCACCTAATCTGCTGATAGGTAGTGGTGCAGACTTGCTGTCTTTTTTTCCTATCACTGCTTTTTTAGCATTAGTTCTGCGATCGACTGGGCCGGGAGTTGAGATACCAAACACCATACCTGGTAGTTCTCTTCTGGGTGATGACGAACTTGTTCCACGAACATCATCTTCTAGTAACCCTTGCTCTAAAAATCTATCGGCAATAGGATGTACAACTCTAGGAATTTTTTCTGGATCTATTTCTTGCTTCTCACCGTTGATACGTTTGTTTATTTCTGCTACAGGTAATGGCAGTTTTGTATTACCGTACCTAGCTTTATCTTCTGCATCTAATGCATTTATTTTAGATCCTGCAATAGCCGGAACCATGTTATTAATATAACGGCCAGGAACACAGGCAAACCAATAGCCCTGTCCAGGATCGCCATCTACAAAAAGTACTAAAACGTTAACACCGACATCTGGAGGAACGAACCACATGCCGTAGCTCTTCTGTGTATCATTGAATCCTTCGATGGTAGAACTAGTACCATCATTCTTGCCCATGTACTCAAACCCTG